CGTGAGGGGGTCTCGGCGTAGGCGTAAGCCTAGGCTAAGAGTCTCTAATCGCAGAGAAAACTGCGCGCCGTTTCGCTCACCCATAACTACGACTTAAACTATCGTAGGCTGGTGAGTAAACAGGGATCTATTCTAGATCGCACAGCTGCTGTGGACCGGCATGCCGAAGCTCAGAAAGCTAAGGATAACCGGACTAAGCTCCATAGTAACCCGTGCAGGCTAGCCTGCTTAGGGTCTGTGTGTGCCAGATGGAGGCAGTCAGGGGAGGGAATCCATCCCCTCCCTGATATCTCCCTCCAGGCCATCGCCTGGGTTTCAGGCGCTCACCTTGTTCTCCGCATTTCGCGGTAGAATAGGGTGGGTTGCCCTCGAAGCCGAAGATATCGGACTAGAAATAGTCCTAGTTAGCGACATCATCAGGAGTTAGCATGGCAAATACCAGTGGACAGCGGGTCGTGAGTTTTCATAACCCGTATTCCGAAGTCTTCGGCGCTATCAATGAATTTGATAACCGTTCCGGAACTTCTGTCAAAGACTGGCAAAAGCGTATGCTACGTGGCGAAGATTGCTCAACTGCTTACTTACGACAAAACCGTAAGGTTAATGTCATAAGCAGTGGCAATTGGGCTTGGCAATGGAGAGACCGTCCTAATTCGTTGTCCCAATGGACAACTCGGACGGCCTACGCTTGGGGCGCAATCGCCCCGGGACCATTGTCAACGCTCACCACTCTTCCTGTAGCCGTCGATAATGAGGCTAAATCGAGGTTTGTAACCAAGATGAACGCCGTCAATCAATCGATGGACGGGGGCGTCGCCCTCGGTGAGATTCGCGAAACGCTAAATGGACTTCGCCATCCCCTGAAATCGCTGCGCGACTCAATTGGTAACTACATATCCCTCGCTAAAAAGCGGGGACTGCGGGAAGCCAAGCGAGATCGTCAGCGACGAAGGAATGGGTCGAACCCTAGAACCCGTCGGCACGCCGTAATGGATGCTTTGACGGGGACGTATCTCGAATGGAAATTCGGGATACAGCCGCTCATCCTTGATATCCGTGATCTAACTAAGGCCCTGGACAGAATGTCCGGGCGCATACTAGACATGGAACGCATCAAAGCTAGTGCTTACTGGTCTAATACTATCTCGGATCAAACCGTGTATAGTAATTCTCAGTGGGTATTGGCCGGTGCTGGGATGTCTGGGCCACAACAAATGGCTCAGGTCTCCGTAAGGAGATCAGCGGTGGTCAATGGTAGGATTACCTACTCGGCGGCAGTAGCTATAGAGAGTCATGAGCCTGATTTCCGCAGGGAAATTGGGCTGACTCCTCGTAACTTCCTGCCGACCCTATGGAACCTCCTGCCTTGGTCATGGGCGGTTGATACCGTCTTTAGCGTGGGCAGCGTCATAGACGCAATTTGCGCCGCTTACGGTAACGTTAAGTGGTGTAATCAGGCAATCCACTGGGATGTCACGGAAACGTGGGATACCGGTGGAACCCTAGCCAAGACTTTCTCAACTACCTCTAATCGAGAGGACCTTGGGAAGGTTTTGGATTGCCCGTCGATCGTTCAGATTAAATCGAGCACTTACTCCCGGATACCTTACGAGGCATCCCTGTGGACGTTCGTGCCGCGATTTACGCTCGTGGGGCCAGACCCTGTCAAGATGTTAAACCTGACATCTGCAATCTGGCAATCACGAGGGGTTTCTAATACCCTGAGCGCAGCTATCCGGAACGGGTAGTTACCCGAAGAGGAATCCTCCTTTAGGGAATAAATATTAAGGAAAAACTCATGTCAGTTACTCTGACCACGCCTATCACTGGAAGTGCCCAGACTGGTCTTACCAGTCCGTCGGCCACTATCGTGGCAGACCGTGGACCTGATGCTGCAAACAGCTATCAGGTTGCCGTTACGGCGATGGCCGGACACGCAAGTATCCGTCCGTCGTCGACAAGTGATCCGTTCACTATCACGTATTTCCGACCCAAGGTCGTTCAGACCTTGATTGGGTTGGCCGTGACGGTTGCGGGGCTCTACGGCAAGGTTGGTGAGAATGTTCATCGTGTGCTCACCCGAAAGGGTGTTAACATCGCGGCGAACAACCTGCCCAGGCTCATGACTATCGAAACAATCGCCCGTATTCCTGCGGGCGCCGATAGCTATGACCCAGTTAATATCCGTGCTGCCTTTTCCGTCCACATCGGAGCGCTTTCACAGGCTTCGGCGGGATGGGGCGACACGGCTGTAACTAACGTCCTGTGAAGTCCCGTATTCGGGATTCATTTGGATGGTGGGTTAAGATCGTGCTTCTTGTTCTCCTTGCCCTTGTGGCAATCTTCGGAGGAAAGGACGCGGTCAAGGGTTTCAGGGAGTCTGTGCTCGATGCCTTGAAAGGCAAAGAGCTGGCTCTCCGCGAAAAGCAGGCAGACGCGTTAAGAACGGCGTTTCCAAACGCCGAAATCGTAAGCGAACCTGCTGAGTAGTCCTGACTCATCGATCTCCAACAAGGGGTATGTTATGCTTCTAGATGGCAACGCTCTTTTAGGTAAAGTTATTCAGGATCTCGCCGAACAGGGTCTTTACCCTGTTACCGGCGAGTTCGGGCTCTCGCCACGTCAAGTGGCCTCGAGACTTCTAGTGGATAATCTCCTTAAGAAGTTTCCCGACAACGTCTCGGTCGACGCTGATCAAAAAGCGTTGGCTAAATTCTTACAGGTCAACAAGGCCTGTGAAGAGTGGGAAATGTCGGAAAAGAGATCGCTCGTTGAGGATGTTATCCTCGGCGAAGTGAGAGATGCTCTTTACCAGTTTTGGTTTCGGAAAGGCTCCTTTCAACCTGAAGAAGGTTGGGCTAGCATGACTGAGACTGGCCTGGTAGAGAATCCGTACACCCTCTTAACCAGAGGGCGTCTCGGACCGGGTGCGAGTCTTATGGCGGCCGGCGGCGACTTCTATTCGAAGCTGTTCGCTGGAACGCTGACTTGTACCAAGCCTGTCTTGTACAACATGTACAAGCACTACGTATCGAAGCTCCCACTGTGGAAAGACGCTGAAGAGCGCCGATCCCAGGATTGTGGAGTCGTCGTAGTGGACTATAATCGCATTTCCTTTGTTCCCAAAGACAACACCATAAGCCGTACGATTTGTACGGAGCCATCGCTGAATATGTTTTATCAGCTTGGCCTTGCGACGTTTCTTGAAGAACGTTTACGAGCTTGGGGTATTAACCTCGAAAGCCAACCCTTCCTTAATCGGAAGATGGCTCTGAGGGGATCCCGTGATGGCAGTTTCGCCACCATTGATTTAAGCTCGGCAAGTGACAGTATGTCGCTTAAGATGCTCAAGTGCATGCTTCCGAAGCAGTGGTATGAACTACTATTGCTTCTGCGTGCAGAAAACACTGAGCTTCCGGACGGGACGAAGGTCCCGTTGCACATGGTTTCGACTATGGGTAACGGATTCACCTTCCCGCTGCAGACAATACTGTTTAGTGCTGTCGTGCGTAGCGTTTACAAGGTCATGGGTATTAGACCCGTGGACGGCGAACTTGGCCGGACCTGGAGTGTATTTGGTGACGACATTATCGTGGTGGCGAAAGCCTTCACGACGGTGTGTCGTGTGCTGAACCTCCTTGGTTTTTGCGTAAACGAGAAGAAGTCTTTTAACGAAGGCGACTTCAAAGAGTCCTGCGGGCTAGATGCCTTTAAAGGCGTCGACGTCCGTGCGGTTTATCTGAAGAAGATAAACCGACAGGTTACTCACTACGTCATCTTCAACCGGCTCCTCGGATGGGCTAGCGCCCACTCCGTCGAGATGCCCAACACCTTCGGCTATCTTCTTCAGATAGGTAAGTGCCTTCGGGTACCCCTTTGGGAGAACGATGATGCCGGCTTCAAGACTCCACTTGGCCTCTGTGGACAGGTTGAGAGAAATCTCAACGGTTCGTTTTGCTATCGAAAGATGGCGGCGGATCCTCCTGTTCTGAGGTTTGTGGAAGGGTTAGTGCGGCTGCCTAAGGGACGCCGGTGGAGGTTTTACAACCCCGCCGGTCACTTCCTTGCAGCCTTACACGGTTGTTGTAACAAGGATGCTATATCGTTACGCCCGTCCCAGGGTGAGACGGTACGGTATCGACAGAGGACAGCTGTTGCACCCAATTGGGGGCAGTGGCTGCATCATTCGCCAGAATTGGCGATAGATGACGCGTGGCTGACCACCACGCTGATGCCGGACTAAATAGCCGGTATCACGAGTGATCCTCGTTAAACGTCCCATGGGATGC